TTTTTTCCTTTTTAATAAAAATAAGCGGGGTAGGGGAGGGCTACCCCGCTATACATAACTACGCGATACGGGAGGAATCCACTTGCGCAGTTATTGTGTCATAGTCACTTGATGCGTCAGCTTCGAGCAACGATGTTCCGAAGACTGTGTTGCCGGAAACTTTTAAATCCGACATTACTGTAGCTGTGAAACTATCCGCCACTTGATCTGCAAAGATCTTTTTATGGAGATCTTTGACCAAATAGTGGCTTTCCGAGAGAGTCGGATTCAAAGTTTCACAACCCCACAGCTTTTGCCTATCCTCTGTGAATGCATCGTTTGCAGGACGGTAAAATTTACCACCTACACGGACGCAATCCATTTTCCATTGATTATTTAATGGTTGATAGCCAAATGTAGAATTAGGCGTACTGTGATTTACATCGAGTGTATCTGCCTTGACAGTTTGCACCTTCTGCGGATCCAATGTATCTCGTAAACTGTTTGGCAATGTATCTGTGTCTGTTGTGTATAAAAACGGATCTTTTGACCGTTCCCATAACTGTTCTGGCACAACTTCCATTGTATACATAATTACAGCGCCGTATGGCATACGTGGTGTTGATATATTCATATCAATTGTAGCAGATCCGTTCGCAACTTTAGTATCTAAGTTTGCGCCATCTGTTGCAAAACGTTCATTAAAATTCAACATTGTTGATTTTTTACCAATTAATATTGGTTGTGTTTGCAATAATGATGGAATCGTGATCCCCTGCATAAGTAAATTGATTACATACTCGTCTGTTATCCAATCATACTTACTACGCATTTTTGCATATGCTACTGTTTTGCGTGCCTGATCTAAATCAGCTAATGACATTGTTGCATTACCGCCAGCTTGCAATTCTGCAAAAATTTCATCAAATAAATAATAATCGCCTTCATCAACAATTGATGACCCCAATTGTTCGGGTGAGTATCCATATGATCCAGTAAATGTATCATTATTTGCAGCAGTTTTATTACTTGTTGCTTTTAATGATTTAATTGGCGCTTGAAATGTTAATCCTTGCAATGAAACTTCGCCATCTAATAACTTAGCGTCAAAATCTGCAACAATATCATTATATCCAGTATTTAACCAAAATGCTTCTGCTAATCTATGATCGTATGGATTTCTAAGTGGTAACGATTTTGAACGTGCTTTGCGTCTATGATTAACTATTGCATTGTATGCTTCAACTATTGTTGAATTAATATGTGTTGATGATTGATAATGTATACCCAGTGTTTGATAAAATATATCAGTAGCAGTATCACCACCAGCTATTGAATTTGTATCTACATTTTGTGGAAATCCTGATGCTCCAACTGAATTTGTTGATGGTATGTAATATTTATTTGATTCAAAAAATGGTATTACACTTCCTGCGGCACCATTTTCTTTTGCATATGATTTGTTTACCTCATCAATGCTACCGCCAAAACGTTCATAGCATGCTTGTGATACTGCGTGTGCATATACATTTACTGCTATGCCGTTCATTGGCATTCCGTCCGCAAACATTTCTGATTGTACGTTTATACGTACACGTCCTGACTGTACTGCGTCCTCTCTGTGTAACCACTCATAAGATAATGGAATTATCTTGCCTGCATCAAAGCTTGTAAGAATCCTTTTTTTAAGGCCTCTTACACTTCGCCTTTGTGCTATTGGCGTGGTTGTTAATAATTCAGTCATTCTCATTTTTTGTTTCTCCTTAAAATGATTTGCTTAATAATTTTTCTTATTTTTTTGCACTTTTTACACATTATTTTTTCTTATATGTGTCGTCATACATATTGTATTCGTATTCATGTGGTGGAAGAGTGCTTTCTTTAATGCTTGTATTTTTCTTTGGTAATTTGCTTTGCAAATACTCACCAAGCATATCTGCGCCTTGTTTACCCAATTCTTTTGCAACAGCGGCTTTTAATTCTTTTTCTGTTGGCACTTCTCCATCAAAAAGTTCATATAAATTTTCTAATGATTTTGTAAAAGCAGGTGGTAAACCCTTAACTGCGTCTAAAAATCCTTTAAAATTAACGCCATTTTGATATGTGTATTGAATACCTTGAACAAACATTGAACCCATTAATTCACTCATACGAGTTTCCATTAATTCAGGGTTTATTGTCATATAACTAACGTTTGTTTCACCGTCCATTCCACCAGTTGTAACTGGTACTAATAATGGAACTCTATATTGATCAATAAACTTTTCTCGTTCTGTTTTTTCAGGTTTTTTGTTTGCGTCTATTAATCCTTGCTCATATTGCCTGTTGTTTAGTTCGCCTAAACCGTCAGCATATGTTGCCCAAAATTGTGACGAGGCTAATAAGCCTGCATTTGGTGATTTTGTGCTTCCGGCACCGCCTGTTGATTGCAAAACTGTTAATGGATTAAATCCATTGTTTTCAGCTTCTTGACGTAGGTATCCTAGATCAAGCTTGCCTGCGTTTTGCGTTGCTTGCGC